TTTATTCCTGGTAACCACGATTTATATTATCGCGATAAACGTGACATTCAAAGCGTGGAGTGGGCAAAGCACCTCCCTCGTGTTCAAATCTGCAATGATTGGTTCAGCCATGGTGATGTCGTTATTGCCCCTTGGTTATGTGGCGACGATCATAAACGCATACCCAAACTAAAGGGTAAATATATGTTTGGGCACTTTGAACTACCTGGCTACTACATGAATGCCATGGTACAGATGCCAGACCATGGTACCATACAGCGTGGAGACTTTGGTGGATTTGATCAGGTGTTTACTGGACACTTTCACAAGCGGCAGACTGCCAACAACATCACTTATATTGGCAACTGCTTTCCGCACAACTATGCTGATGCTGGCGATGATGACCGTGGCATGATGATTCTGGAATGGGGCCAAGAGCCTGAGTATCATGCTTGGCCGGACCAGCCCAGATATCGTGTGCATGGGCTTGCAGACTTGATTGACAATGCAGCCACACTGCTTGCGCCTCGGATGCATGTGCGTGTGAACTTGGACATTGAGATCAGTTATGAAGAAGCCAACTTTATCAAAGAAACATTTATCCGAGATTATAATCTACGTGAAATGGCCTTGATACCCAACAAAACTGCCGGTGTGGACGTGGACCTTGCACCTGGTGATGTAAAATTTGAGTCAGTAGATCAAATTGTTACTGACCAGCTCACAAACATTGAATCAGAATTTTACGATAACCGATTGCTGTTGCAAATATATCAAAACTTATGACACCAATCAGTCTGCTAGAAGAGACTTTGCAAACTCAGTACAATTTAAAATGTTTTATTGATTTAGCAGAGTTGACCATGTCTCCAACTCGTGCATATCAACACTTTGATAGTTGTCACCAAGAGGTGTTTGATCACAGTGATAGACTGGTGTTTTACACCTCAGAAATTGTGTCTGATCAGCTGCTACAGCATTTGTATCAAGCCACTGACTTGATTGACGTATCTAATAATTTTGTATTGATTTGCAGTCCTCACCAGATTCAACAATCAGTTCATAAAAATCCATTCCAAACTTTGCAGATATCACTTGAAACTACCAACAATTTGCAGGACAATTTTGTTGTTTCTGATACACTGTGCCCAATGCCTTGGAGGCACGTTGAAGTTTCATCTTCTGGAGAAGTGCGCCCATGTTGTGTGTACATTGATAGTGTTGACCATGTCAAAAACAATTCTCTAAGTCATGCGTTCAATAACACTAAATTCCAAACTCTTCGTCAAGACTTGTTGAGTGGCCAACGTCCCAGTGGATGTAGCAAGTGTTGGGAAAATGAGCAGAACGGTTTGATCAGCAACAGGCATTACCACATGAGCATGTTGAAAAAAGAACTGTTGACTGTGGACTTAGATAATCCTTCTATAAAAAGCCTAGACCTTAAACCAGGAAACACTTGTAATTTTAAATGCCGTATTTGTAATCCTGTGTCTAGTTCATTGTATGCTCAAGAAATTGAATCAACTACAATTATTTCTGTAGACAGGTTTAATTGGGCAGAATCAGATTCCAAAGTCATTAATGAAATTGTAAAATTGCTGCCAACCCTGACCAACATAGACATGTATGGAGGAGAACCATTTTTAATCAAGCCCTTGTTACACATGGTCAAACAAGCAGTAGAACAAAACTGCGCACCGCACATAAGATTGCACTACAACAGCAACGGATCCATTTATCCTGAAGTACTGATTGAGCATTGGAAAAAATTTAAGCATGTGGACATACAGTTCAGCATTGACAACATTGGAAACCGGTTTGAGCTTGAACGCGGGGGTAGTTGGCAACAAGTTGAATCGAATATCAAAAAATTACTCAGCCTTGACTTACCAAATGTCACCATCAGTATTATGCCCGCAATCAGTATCATGAATATTTTTTACCTTGACGAAGTATTACAATGGGCACATGAGATGGGTCTCCCAGTCAATCCGCATTATGTGACAGAACCGTTGGGCTTTGCTCTTACAAATCTCACTGCTGATGCCAAGAAGTTGATTATAGAAAAATTCCAAAATCATCCTTGGCCCGAAATGAAAAATATCCTCAAACACATTAAATCAACTGCAGACTCAGACGGTGAAGAATTTTCAAAACTGTGCAGACATTTTGACCGTTTAAGGAATCAGAATTTTTCTAGTTCTCATTCTATCATTGCAAATGCCATGGGATACGTGTATAATACCACATATGATTCAAATTAAAAATCTCACTGTTAAGAACTTTATGAGTGTGGGCAATTCCACACAAGGCATTGACTTTGACCGGCAAGACCTTACCTTGGTACTGGGTGAAAACTTGGACTTGGGCGGTGACGGATCACGCAACGGCACAGGCAAGACCACCATAATCAATGCACTAAGTTATGCCATGTACGGACAAGCACTCAGCAACATTCGCAAGGACAATCTTGTGAACAAGACCAATGCCAAGGGCATGATGGTAAGCCTGGACTTTGCTGTAAATGGTAAAACATACAAGATTGAACGTGGGCGCAAGCCCAATGTGTTGCGTTTCTATGTAGACAGCGAGCAACAGACTGCCACAGACGATGCACAAGGTGACAGCCGTGAAACACAGGATGCTATTGAATCAGTGTTTGGCATGAGCCATGACATGTTCAAACACATCTTGGCCTTGAACACATACACAGAACCATTCTTGAGCTTGAAAGCCAATGATCAACGCACCATAATTGAGCAGTTGTTGGGCATTACTCTGTTGAGTGAACGTGCGGACCGCATCAAAGAGCTCAACCGTGGTACCAAGGATGCTATCACGCAAGAAGAATTCCGCATACGTGCTGTGCAAGAAGCCAACAAGCGCATTGAAGAACAGATTGAAAGTTTGAAGCGCAGACAAACTTTATGGACCACTAAACATGCAGAAGACCTTGTAAAACTACAGACAGCATTGCAGTCTTTACAGAATATTGACATCGATGCAGAAATTGCCGCACACCGAGAACATACAGCCTGGGACCAACGCCGTCGTGACATAAATGACTTGGCCACACAAATCAGCAGAACCAAGTTGGACGTTCAGCGTGAAGAAAAGACCATTGCCAAACTCACAAAAGAAATTGAAAGTTTGGAGGCACATACTTGCCACACTTGTGGTCAGGAGTTTCATGATGACAAGCATACCAAGGTGTTGGCAGATAAAAAACGAGATTTAGCAGATGCTGATGCCAACACAGTATCGCACACCGCCATACTGACAGAACTGCAAACAGCACACACCGAACTGGGCGTATTGGGTAAACCACCCTCAATGTTCTATGACAAAGAAGATGATGCATTCAAGCATCGCAGTACTTTGGAATCATTGCAACAACAAATTCAAAGCAAACAAACCGAGGCAGATCCCTACACTGATCAAATCTCAGACATGGAGCACCAGGCTCTACAAATTGTCTCATATGATCATTTAAATGGCCTCACTAGAATACAGGACCATCAAGAGTTTTTGCTCAAATTGTTGACCAGCAAAGATAGTTTTGTTCGCAAAAAAATTATTGATCAAAACTTGAGTTACTTGAACGCTCGACTCACCTGGTACTTGGATCGTATTGGGTTGCCACACACTGTGAAGTTTCAAAACGACTTGAGTGTGAGCATTGAAGAACTGGGTCGTGAACTGGACTTTGACAATCTGAGTCGTGGTGAACGCAATAGACTGATACTATCAATGTCATGGGCGTTCCGTGATGTGTGGGAGAGTTTGTATTCACCCATCAACATCTTGTTCATTGACGAAATGATTGACTCTGGTCTAGACACACAAGGTGTGGAGAATGCTCTAGCACTGTTGAAGAAGATGACACGCGAGCGTAACAAATCTGTTTGGTTGGTATCGCACAGAGACGAGCTGGCTGGGCGTGTGGAAAACATACTCAAGGTGGTGAAAGAAAACGGATTTACCAGTTACAATACTGATGTTGACATTGCTTAAAGAACATGGTCCATGCAATAATTTTAACAGTACCAAGAAAGGCAGCAGTACGCCCTGCAGCCGCTCCTGCTATCATTAAGCAATTATTCAACCAACACAATGTGACCAGCAAATGCCTAGACATAAATCTTGATTATTTTACAAGATTTCAAGAACAATGTGATCCTGTGTTGTGGAATGAAATTGATGAATACTTGTTTATTAAAAACAAACATCTCAGTGCATGTGCTCAAATTCTATTTGATCAGTTCATTCAATACTGGATTGATTTGCTGTCTGCGCACCAACCCAAAAAATTGTTGATCAGTGTGTTCAGTTGGCAAGCACAACGTTTCACTGAAAAGTTTTTAGAAAAATTTAGAACTCAATACCAATGCGAAGTTATAATTGGTGGGCAAGGACTGATACGTGAAGAAAATGGGAGTTTTGCCGATAAACCCATATTTGCACATTATCTCAAACAACGCAATCTGATTGATCATTGGATTCGTGGCGAAGCTGAAACCACCATACCGGCCATCATACAAGGCAACTACAATGTTGCTGGCATAGACACAGATTTTTTTGCCGAACGCAGTAACATTGTTAATCATCCTGTGATGGACTTTAGTGATTTTGATGTACTAGCATACAAAAACGGCAGCCAACATGGCGTGTTGCCAATAGAAAGTTCTAGAGGTTGTATCAGAAAATGCGTGTTCTGCGACATTCCAACTGTGCAAGGTGGATTTCGAATCAAACCAGGATTGCAACTGGCCAATGAAATGATTCACTACTACGAACAATACGGTGTGAGAGATTTCTTTTTTCACGATGCCTTGTGTAATGGCAGCATGAAAGATTTTCGATTGTTTAATCAATCATTAATAGCTTACTATGAGTTGCACCATCTGCCAGACCGATATTTTACCTACAGCAGTCACGCCATTGTGCGCAAACACAGCGCCATGCGGCCAGTGGATTTTGAACACATGGCTCGAGCAGGTGCAGAGACCATGGTACTGGGCATTGAGAGCGGCAGTGATCGAGTGTTGGCCGATATGCGTAAAGATTTTACCATGGCTGATCTTGACTACAACATGGCACAGTACAGCAAAAACAAAATGCAAGTTTATTTTTTAATGATTACTGGCTTTCCTACAGAGACCGAACAGGACCATCAAGCATCATTGGACATGCTGACCAAGTATCAACGATTTGTAGCAGACGGCACAATAATTGGTGTTAACTTGGGCACCACGCTGACCATTGAACAAGGTACTCCCATGTTTGATCATCCTGAAACACTGAACATCATTGGTATCAACAATCAACAGCCGCAAGGAGCAGACTGGATGTGTGCAACCAATCCTGATTTGACTTATAAAAAACGCATCATGCGCAGAATACAAGTACAAGAACATTGTGAACAATTGGGATACACATTTTGGAAAGGCGACGATCAGCTCAAAACGCTGATGGACAAATATCAAGAACGTCTGGCTAGAATTCAGGAGTTGGTGCATTGAAACTGCAACTGAATTTTGATGTGGAACGCAGTCTGGGAGACCCGTTGATCAAGGTCACTGTTGATGACTACATGCTGTTGTATGATGGTGTTGCGCAGGATTGTCTAGAGTTTGATGTGTTGCTTGACGACGGCAATCACGAATTAAAAATAACACACCATGGCAAAACTGTGCATGATCATGTGCTCGCCCCCGATGGCAGTATTGCCATAGACAAGCATGTGGAAATAGTCGGAGTAGAACTAGACCATATTCCATTGGCTAGTGAATTGTGGTTGGGCAAATTTTTTCCTGTGTACTTGCACAAAGCCGACAACGAACCGTATTCAATCAGTCCCAATTTGTATTTGGGGCACAATGGCACGTGGGTACTGCAATTTGCAACTCCTGCTGCAAAATGGTTGATTGATATTCGACGTCCAGGCCCACAGTTGTCAAATACTATTTTTAAAACTAATCATCAGGTGCTTGAAGAAATTAAAAATATTTTTGAGAATTTGCCTGATGTTTAATTACCACAACATTACTGAATACCAAATTGAAATTACAACGTATTGTAATGCTGCCTGCCCTCAATGCCCTCGCAATAACTTGGGAACAGGTATCAATCCTTACATGCCACTCACACACTTGCCACGTGTGACCATTGCTCAAGCATTTGACACCAAGTTGTGCCAGCAGTTACGACAGGTGTTTTTTTGTGGCAGTTATGGTGATCCCATAATGCATCCAGACTTCTTGGACATCTTGCGTGACTTTAGAAGTAAGAGTCCCACACTGTGGTTGTACATACACACCAATGGTGGAGTACATGATCCTGAGTACTGGGCAGAAATTGCAAAAATCATGAACGGCTACGGTCAAATAGATTTTGGCATTGACGGACTAGAAGATACTTTACATCTGTACAGAAAGAATGTAAAATACAACAGTGTGATTGCTAATGCTCAGGCGTTTATCTCAGCTGGTGGGCGAGCTCAGTGGAATTTTATTGTGTTCCGACACAATGAACATCAAGTTGATCAAGTTCAACAACTGGGCCGGGGCATGGGATTCTACAATGTGTTAATTCGTCGCACTGGTAGATTTTTAAATCATGCCACTATGAATGAAATGAATTTGTGGCCGGTTGCTGGCGCTGATTATGTGTTAGAACCGCCTACTGATCAAAAATATCAAAATCGCAGTATGCAATCGTTGCCCGCTCTCAAACAGCAATACAAAGATGTTGGGGAATATTTTGATAACACACCAATAAAGTGTGATGCATTAATGGGACGTAAAGTGGCCATTAATGCTGAAGGTATGGTATTGCCTTGTAATTTTTTCAATCACAACTTGTATGATGCAAGATTTAGAGACGGCACATTACCTGGTGCAAATGCATTAAGCACAGTAAATGGTAAAAATCAAGTGCGTGAATTTTTGGAACGGTATGGGCTAGACAATTTAAACATACACAACAAAACATTGCCGGAAATATTTGCCAACAACTTCTGGAAGGATCTAGTGGCATCATTTGGCAATCACAACAGAATGTTTGAATGTGCAATGACCTGTGGTGAAAAATTTACAAAAGTATGGGATCAATCAAGATGAAAATGTTAGTAACAGGCGGCAATCGAGGACTGGGCGAGCACCTGGTGAATGTGTTTGGTGCAGACAGTGCAAGTCGTGCCAATGGATTTGATATCAATCTCAACACACATGAGCTTGCTGTGTTGAGTTTGGAATATGATGTGTTTGTAAACAATGCATTTGATGGTCCTCCTCAGGAGTTGTGGGCCAACTTTGGACAAGCACAGTTGTATTTTGCTGTGTACGATGCATGGAAAAAAGCCGGCAAGTCTGGACATATTTTCAACATTGGTTCAGTGGGCGAACAACACATTGTGGCGCCTGAGCCCAGATTTGAAACATATCGTGTGGCCAAGGCAGCCTTGGCACATGCCAGCCAGCAAGGTACACAGGCATTCAAACAAAATCTAGTAAAGTTTCGAACCACATTGATCACACCGGATCGATTGGATACAGAACTGAGCCGTAGTCGTCCCACTTGGACTGGAAACGGTATTGATTTAACAGATATTAGCAATTTTATACAATACTCTACCGCAGTGTCCCCAAACACTGTGATAGAAGAGGCAACTTTTTACGTGAACTTTGAACACAAGGCATAACTATAGCACGAAAGGCAATTCCCAAAATTCACATGACATGGCAATATCAAGACACCCCAGTTGAGACACTGCCCGAAGAATGTGTGGGATTTGTTTATCTAATTACAAATAATCTATCTGGACGCAAGTACATAGGCAAAAAATTAGCAAAATTTTCAAAAACAACGTACAAGACAGTAAAACAAAAGAACGGCATCAAAAAGCGGAAAAAGATACGCACCAAGATCGATTCAGATTGGCGTGAGTACTACGGGTCCAGCCCAGAATTAACCGCAGACGTAATCACCTTAGGCACCGAAAACTTCTCCAGAGAAATACTTTACTATTGCAAAAGCAAGTCTGAATGTAGTTACATTGAGGCAAGAGAACAGTTTGCAAGGCGAGTATTGGAATCAACAGATTATTACAACGGCCATATACAAGTACGTGTGCATGGCTCACACATCAAAGACAAACTTTAAGCAGAGACGGCTCGCACAAGCCAAAATCGTGTGCCCTAGACCTGGATCAAGGATCGCAGGGACGGAAGACTCACCGCGCTAGTGAGCACTCAATCACTATCCTTGACCGGACGAAGATCGCCAATTGCCGCGGTTTGATTGTTTGAATAGAATTTTAAAAGGCTAAAAAGACGCTACAGTGATGTAGCAGGTTTGACACAGGTGTTAGCGTGTGTGTGTTAAACTGCCGTTGTTATAAAGACGCAACTCGAGGTACCGGACAACCGCCTCTGTAATGTTGTAACGCTATGTGCTATCAGAACTCAGATGAAGCTCTCTTTGCCCTGTGCGGGCAAAGTGTGACTATAGAATCTAGATGAAACTGTTTCGCTTTGCTCTTAAAAAACAATGTTGGTGAACGAAGTGAAATCAACAGATGTACGCAGTACATCTCTAATCCATAAGACTTTTGCTTAAATCGTGTATGTTTGGTTCAAGCAGATTATGCAGTTGTTTTGCATTGGTGAATTCAGACAGCTGCCAAGTTTTGAAGTTGAGATTGTGATTGTAAATTAAAAAATGTTGTATTGCTGCCTGCTGTACAATATCTAATTCAAATCGTTTCAAATCTAAATCAACATTGTTGAGAATGCAGTCAATAATGGTATTAAAGTACCAAGTAAACATTATGCGATTGTGATGGATAATTTTCCATTGATTGTAAATTACCAACCAAGGTTGATATCTTGAACTGTCGATCAACAACTCCAAGTAATCAAACAAATCTTTTACTGTTTGATCAAAACTGGTCCACAAGTCCATGGGATTCAAGTGATAACGAGGAATTGAGTTATCAATATAATTCAAAATAGTATCATGTTTGAAAAAATTAAAATTCAATGCAATAAATTCTCTTTGATCCCAGATATTGTTTAAATTTTCTTGTTGCCATGCCAATTTAGATTCTTTAAAAAAATATTCTACAAAATCATCATATATTTCGTCAGGGGTATACAAGGATATTGTTGAGCTGTTGGCATGAGAGTTTGACTCCCGTGGAATATATAATGTACCCCATAAGTCACGTGGTCGATATCTGTGCTGATACAACACTTGATCTTTAGTGAGGGATAATACTATGTTTTTTGTTGTGTGGTTGACCAACTGGTCAATGGCATCTTTAGTGCCATGTTTAAATTGGTGCATGTACAGGTATTCGTCTTTGTTGATCAAACATGGTAAAAACTCTGGCAATTGATCAGCGGTGAATAATTCATTGGCAATAAATCCGTGTGCATTGTGGGAAGTTAATGGATTGTGTGGTACAGCAGTTATCTTTTGATTTATTACACTAAAATATTCATTCCTACCAGACAGGTAATACAATGTCCAAGTTAAAAATGTACCACCAATGGATGGATCCGTTAAAACTGATTTCATGTTTTAAAATTGATCTGGCCAATCTCTAAACAATGCATGTTGAATATTTCCTGACACAAACTGATTGAAACTCTTGTGCTTGACTTCTAGTTCGCCTTCAAGTGGAGCCACACGTTTGAATGCACTATCCATTTGGCCCATGTCCTTGAACTCCATGATGATCATCCATTCAGGCATGTCTGCAATGCTGCGGAATCCCATTTTGCAACGAGTAATTCTGTAGGTTTCCATCCGTCCCTCCTCAATCAAGTGATCAAAGAAACTTTTCATTCCCGTGACCCAGTCTAAGTCTGAGATGTCGCCTTCTTTGTCTGCCCAAATTGTATATAAATCTGCCATGTTTTACTCCAGTGGTCCTAGTATTTCAAATCCGTCAATTTCACTTTTGTACAAGTGTGCCTGTTCCAGGTACAGGTACCTGTACCCTCTTTGTTTGTATATGGCACACTCTGTTTTCATTGTTTCTATGCCCATGCGCAGTCGGGGATCGTGATAGGTCCATGCAAACTGATCGCACAAGGCATTGTGTTCGTCGTACCTTTTGATTAGTGAAAACGCTACTAACTTGGCCTTGTCGTAGTATCCAATTATATCAGTCATGGGGTCTGTGTATCTGCTGTCAAATATAGGCATCACTGACGAAAACTTTTTGTAGATACAATAAGCACGATAGATAGCGTTGAGTGCAGAGATATCTGGATTGGTCATGTACATCCATTCTACGTCTATGCTGTAGTTGGTCCGACTCAAATCTATTCTTGCAAACTGATAACTGCTCATGTGGGATCCTGTCTGTGTTTGAACAAGCCAGTCAAGTAGTCTTTGGGCCAGGTGTGATAAAATCCTTTTGAGCCCATTTGCTGTGCGGCAGTGTTTAACTTTGAAAGACTTTGTACCAACACCAAGGCATATTTGCCTTGGTTCATTATGACCCCGTTGACGTTTTCCACATCAGCAGGATGATCTTCCAGGGCCAGCATGTCACGTGACAGTAAAAGTTCTGTATTGGCCGATTCAATTGCGTGGTGAAAACGTTGATAAGGCCATTCCTCAGGATCATAAGCATACACAACCACTTCATACTTGCCCATGCCCCACCGTGCTCGGTTGCGTAGATCAAAATAAGGATCAGCACCTGTCAGCACCTGTATAGTTTGATTCAATCTGGCCTGTCGTGCAAATGGACAGGGCGGCCACCCACCCAAGGCTGGGTGTGGAACTTCTACAAAGCGTTCACTCCAGGCCAGGATATCAGCAGCAACAGTTTGGGTGTCTAGAACCATGGTAAGTTGGATTTCTTTGTGGTTTCAATGTTTTCTTTGGCCAACTCACTCACAAGTCGACGTTCTTGTATGCTCATGTTCATGACATCTTCATATGTGGCACCGCCGCGCATGTACCAGGCCAATCTAAAACTTTCTGCTTTGATACTTTCGGCCTCCTTGTCCATGCTGTCGATATACGAGCCAATTTGCTCGCTACTGGCGATTAGGAGGCGGAGTCGAAAAAACTTGATAAATCCAAGTTTGTGGGTTGTTCGTATTTGTGATGACATTCTTCACATTCGGCGTTTAGAGATTTCAATTGAGTGTCTTGATTCAATTGTACTGCATGATCACGCAAGATGTGATACAATTTGCGATCACAGTTTCTCAAAAACTCTTCAATGTGTTCTGTCTCTGTCACTGTGAATCCAGGACCTCGAATGGCTGCAATGCTTTTGGACACCACAGTGATAGTGATGTCAGTTATTTGTCTAAATGCCTGATTCAGTCGAGTCATTTTTTCATCATCAGACAATTCACTTTCGGGCAACAACGAAAGAATTTTTTGTTGCTCAAACTGCAACATGCCTGTCTGAGTCTGTTGTGCATAGCTCACTGGTTTGAACATGATTTCTAAATCACCATCATGTATGATTTTATCATAATTTGGGTACTGAATTTGTTCTAGAAACACACGCAGGTCTATGGCAAAATCACTTTGATGTTGACATGACGGGCAAGTGCTGGCCACTTCCATTTCATGCCCATAACTGGCAATGCGTATGGCCACCAACAGTGCATTGAGATCAGCATTGGGAGTTTGCCAAGCATCTTTCACAGCAGGCACACAACTTTGAATCACATTTATCACAGCTTGACCGTTGAACAACGCATCAGGAGTGCGATAGGTTATTTCATCTATAGCAGTCATGGGATATACCGGCAGCTCACCATTGGCTGGCATGTTCAAACTGCCCGTGGGCCAGTAAGCACCACCACTGGGCAATTTTACATAAATTGCTGGCTGTCGAAAAAATTGTTTTAACGGATTGTGAGTTTGAGTCATTTCAGTACCTATAAATATACTACTACTTATAGGCACAAAACCATGGCTCTACCAAATGAAGCAGAACTAGCAGAATTAACAGAACGAGTAAATCGGGAATTCCGAGAACTTGGCCGGGTCACGCCTGACACAGCCAAGGCCATGATGGAGGCCGAAACCCAAATCTCAAACTTCAACTTCAAAGTTGAAGTGGGTACAAAAGTTCTGGACAAATTGGCCAGTGCAGCCATAAACACCCAGAAAGCCATGTACCGGGGCGAAAAAGGCGCCGCTGCGTTTAATCAAAGTATAGGCGACATGGCCGACGCTGCACAAATAGCCGCAGTGGGACTGAGCCTGTTGATACCTGGCGGACCCTTGATGAAGGCAGCAGTGGCCGGCATAACATATCTTGCCACCAGTGCCATGAAGGCCGGATCAGAACTGGTACAAACAGCCAACAAACAAAGTGACACGCTGTACGATACTTTCCAGAAGCTGTCAAAGGCCGGGGCTGCTGGCAGCGATGGCATGACTGGTATTTTTGGAGACATACAAAAACTAGGCCTGGGCATACAGGATCTTGATGGTTATATTGCACTCATAGGCGAAAGCAGTCGAGATCTAGCAAGATTTGGCGGTTCAGTCACATCCGGGGTAAAAGCATTTGCAGACATGAACGCTGAAATGAAACCCTTTACTGAACAGTTGTACAATGCTGGGTTGACACAAGAAGACATTGCCAAAGGTGCCATGAGTTACCTGAAAATACAGACTCAACTGGGTGCTTCACAAACCATGACCTCCAAGCAGTTGGCTGACGGTGCTAGAAAGTACTTGATTGAACAAGATGCACTGACCAAGCTCACTGGAATGAGTCGTGCCGATGCCGAAGCTGCCAGAGAAGCAGCCATGAGTGAACAACGATTTGCTGCCAAAATAGCTGCCATGAAACGCAGTGGCGATCCCAAGCAGATAGCCGCTGCTGAAGAACTGATCAAGGCCAATGCAATATTAGAGTCACAGAGCAAAGAGGCAGCACAGGGATTCCGTGACCTAAGCACAGGCATGATCACCACAGAAGCCAGTCAAAAGGCCCTGACCAGCAGCAACGGCGAAGCCTTGACACAGGCAACAGAAATTGGCAATGGCAATGCCACAGCCATACAAGGTGTGAAAAAAATGGGCGAAGCATTTGGTCAATTTGCCGATGACATGAATGCCACTGCACAGTCCGGTGTGTTTGAAGATTTCAGTATCAAGTTTGCTGACGCCGTGAAGTTGGGAATTTTTGCATCTAAAGATCTTGAAGCAGAGTATAAAAAAATCAATGACGACCTAGTGGCTCAAGGTGTGACTGGTCAAAAAGCCCGAGACGAGTTGCAACAAACACAAACTGAAATACGCCTACAGCAAAAAGAAGCCATGCAGGCCACTCAAAAGTTTGTGCAAGACATTGTGCCAAGTGCCACCAATGCAATGCTGTCCTTGGCCAAGGCAGCCAATGCTGCTGCTCAGGCACTGGGAAACAGTCAAACACCATCTGCCAAAGAAGCCCGAAAACTAAGTGGTACAGAAGGGGATATCTACACTGGTGGGGCAATGACTGAAGAAGGCTCCGGTGGTGAAGCAAAATATCCCAGCACTCCTGCTGGGACCAAACCACCAGCGGCACCGGTACAGTTGAATGCTCAAGGCAAACCAATGTCCATAATGGAACAGGCTCGTGCCAGCAGTGAAGCGGCCAAAGCCAACAATGCCCAACGTCAAGCAGCGGCACCGGCAGCAGCACCGGCGCCAGTAAAACCAGCCGCGGCACCTGTTGCAGCACCTCCTGCAGCACCTGCCGCAACACCAGCTAAGCCAGCAGGTGGTGGTTCTGCGGCTGCACCTGTTGCTATACCTTATACCAGTGGAACTCCGGCACCTGCACAACCAACACAACCAACACAATCAAAACCCGCAGAATCTGTGACTACCTACAGCGATCGATTGCTTAATTTTATCAAAAGTACCGAGCGGTTTACACCTACTGCATTTTGGGACAGCCAGCAATGGACCAATGGGTATGGCACCAAAGCCAAATCTCCCAGTTCAGCATCACGTGATGACCCTGCACCAAAAGAAACCGTTGACGAGCCCACAGCTATCACACGCATGACTGATTTTTTACAAAATGCCGTGTCCAATGTGATCACCTATGGAAAAAAGAAAGGCTACAACTGGAATCAGGGACAAGTTGATGCGCTGACTTCGTTTAGCTACAATGCTGGCATTGGTGCAATAAACAAACTTACTGACGGTGGCAAAAGAAGCAACGAAGAAATTGCAGCGAAGATTCTGGAATATAACAAAGCAAAGAATAATAAAACTGGTGAACGTGAAGTAGTGCCAGGACTGGACAACCGTAGAAAAGAAGAATTGGCCATGTTTCAACAGGCACAAGATGGTGGGGTATTTGACGGGCCCAAGACTGGTTATCCCATGACTTTGCACGGACCAGAAGCAGTGATCCCACTCAAGGACGGTGCTGTGCCTGTGAGCATGAGCAACGAGTTCAACATGACCGCTGCCAATCTGGGCGAACTGGTGGCCATCATGAAAAACAATGTGGGCATGCAGGCCAGCATGCTGGCAGTACTAGATGAAATACGCCGAAGTCAAAGCACCATGACCGATAACACAGGCAAAATGGTGGCCATGGCGGCCTAACAATAAATAATCAACTATGGCAGAACCCAAACAACCCGGCTGGCGCAAGTATTTCAAGGTAGCAGACACCTCAGGTGTGATGAGCCCTATCTCAGGAACTAACCAATTTGGTTTGCCGGGCTACAGCAAAAATGACGGTACCGGCAGTGGCATGCCTGCAGACTTCATCTTTCGCAACTATGCATCAAGGCTGCCAGAAGTTTACTCCGGACACCCCAATCGAGTTGAGCGTTATAATCAGTACGAGAACATGGACATGGACTCAGAGATCAATGCTTGTTTAGACATCATTGCTGAGTTTTCCACACAAATGAACGAGCAAAACGGCACACCGTTTGAAGTGGACTATAGAGACAAGCCCACTGACAACGAAGTGTCAATCATCAAGAAACAACTGCAACAGTGGATCAAGCTGAACAAGCTGGATCAGCGCATATTCAAGCTGTTCCGCAACACCATCAAGTACGGCGATCAGGTGTTTGTGCGTGATCCTGAAACATTTGAAATGATGTGGGTGGACATGAGCAAGCTGGCCCGCGTGATTGTGAACGAGTCAGAAGGCAAGCGTCCTGAGCAGTATGTGATTCGTGACATCAACCCCAACTTTCAAAACATGACTGTGGCAGCCAAGACCACCACAGACTACATGACCAACCCGGTCACAGGCTCAATCTCAGGCAATGCCAACTACACCATGCCCAATGGCGGCACCGGTGGCGGCGTGGGCAATTCTAGATTTATGACTGCCATGAACGAAGTTTGCCTGGACGCCAAGCACGTGGTACACATCAGCCTGAACGAAGGCCTGGATGTGTTCTGGCCATTTGGGCGCAGTATACTAGAACAGATCTACAAGGTATTCAAGCAAAAAGAACTGTTGGAAGATGCTGTGTTGATCTATCGTGTGAGTCGTGCTCCAGAACGCAGAATCTTCAAGATTGACGTGGGCAACATGCCTTCGCACTTGGCCATGGCCTTTGTGGAACGTGTGAAGAACGAAATGCATCAGCGACGAATCCCCACCATGACCGGCGGTGGCAACAACATGATGGATGCGTCATACAATCCACTTTCAATCAACGAAGATTACTTTTTCCCACAAGGACAAGACGGGCGCGGCAGCTCAGTAGAAACACTGGCCGGTGGTGCAAATCTAGGCGAAATTGATGACTTGAAATACTTCAACAACAAAATGGCTCGTGGCCTGCGTGTGCCATCCAGCTATTTGCCCACAGGTCCTGATGACTCAGATCGTGCCATGAGTGACGGCAAGGTGGGCACAGCCTTAATTCAAGAATACAGATTCAACCAGTACTGCGAGCGGTTACAAGCACTTATTGTGCAAAAACTAGACGACGAATTCAAGATGTTTATGAAATGGCGTGGGTTTAACATAGACTCCAGCCTGTTCAATTTGAAGTTTAATGCACCTCAAAACTTTGCCAGCTACCGTCAAAGCGAACTGGATACCACACGCATCACTGCATTCACACAGTTGGAACCGCTGCCTTACATGAGCAAGCGTTTCTTGTTGCAACGTTACCTGGGCCTGACCGAAGAAGAAATTGCTGAAAACGAAGAAATGTGGCGCGAAGAACGCGACGAGCCTGAACTGGAAACCAATGCAGGACAAGACATGCGTAGCATTGGTATTACGCCGGGTGGACTTGAAGCAGACATTGAAACTGGCGAAGCAGTGGCTGGCATGGAACCTGCTGGCGCTGCGGTACCTCCTGCTCCTGGTGCTCCTCCAGCAGCGCCTGCCCCAGCAGCGCCTGCCCCAGCAGGTGCCCCACCAGTATAAATAACAACATGCTGTTAAACGAATTTTTTCAAAAAGAACCTAGTGCATATCAAGACCTGTCGCAAGACAACAGTCAGACGCAAAAAGGTGATCTGCGCAAAACTCGTTTGACCTTACGACAACTCAACAAATTGCGCAAGATGAATGATGTGAGAATGTACGAGTTTAAACAAAAACTCAAACTGGTCAAAAAACAATACGCACCTCCCCCTGCCGCCCCGGCAATGTAATAAACTTGTCATTTAATGGCATTTAACCCCCTTAAACCATGTGTTTTTCTCCTACAGTGTAAATAACAGCACACTTTACCTATAGGAGTTTCACCATATGAACCGTTTTGAACAATTGATTGAATATGTGATCAATGACGAAGAAGCCAAGGCTCAAGCACTTTTCCACGAAATTGTTGTGGAAAAAAGCCGTCAGATCTATGAAAATATCATGGCTGAAGAAGCCGACGAGCTTGAAGAAGCTGAGGATATCGAGGAAGCAAACGAAAATCTTGACGAACAAGACGAAAGTTTGATGTCTGAAGTAGACATGGAAGAGGAATCTGCCATGAACATGGAAGCCGAAGGCGACGAAGAACCCATGGGCGGCGACAAAGTTGACGATTTTATTGACGATGTTGAAGCTGGTGATGACAGTGAATTTGGCAGCGATGAAGGCGGCAGCGACGAGCCAGCCACCAAAGACGACATTATGAATTTAGAAGACAAACTGGACCAGTTGATGGCCGAGTTTGAAGACCTCATGGGCGGTGACGACATGGGCAACGGCGATGGATTTGGTCCTGACGAAGGCGGCGATGCCATCGAAATGGACGACACCGACGAAATGGAACCAGGCATGATGGAAGCTGTGAGTTTAAAAGCAGCCCCAAAGCCAGTTACCAGTGAAGAAGGCGGCGTAAACAAGAAGTCTACCTATGCAGCCAACAGCGGACAAGCAGGCATGGCCAGCCGTCCAGTACACACTGGTGCAGGCGAAGGTGGACATTATGACACATCTGCCTACAGCAACAACACCAAAGACTTGATTGGCAAAGTTGGCAACACACCTGCACAAGGCACACAAAAGCCTTCAGCAGCACCAAAGCCTAAAATGGGCGCAGGCAGCGAAGGTCAAAACAATACAAGCCCACTACCACGCGGTAAAAAGGGTTAATTAGATGTCATCTAGATACCTAAGAGAAGATTTAACTTTTAGCCAGGCAAACATTCAGGTCTTGGAAGAGTCTGATATGTCTGGCAAAAAGCATCTCTACCTCAAAGGCATTTGCATTGAAGGCGACAAGAAAAATGCAAATGAACGTATCTACCCCCGACACGAAATTATCAAGGCAGTAGAAACTATCAACGAACAGATCCACAACGGTAACTCCGTTTTAGGTGAAGTGGACCATCCAGATGATCTAAAGATCAACTTAGATCGTGTGTGTCACACAGTTGAAGGCATGTGGATGGACGGACATGCCGGTTGCGGTAAGTTGAAGATATTGCCAACTCCCATGGGAGAATTGATCAAAACGCTGATCACATCAGGTGTAAAACTTGGCGTCAGCAGTCGTGGCAGCGGTAACGTAGACGACAGAACAGGACATGTAAGTGACTTTGAAATTGTCACTATAGATGTGGTTGCACAACCCAGCGCACCCAATGCTTATCCAACAGCAATTTATGAAGGTCTCATGAACATGAAGCACG